CCCAGAATATCTGACAGGGTCTTGGCTTGGGCTTGTTCTTGATTAAACTGCTGCATGGCTTTATCAAACGCCGTGGCATACCCTTGACCAACAGTCTTATTCATCTCTTGCATCAGGTTCCGCTGGGTCTCGGTGTCCATCAAAGCTTGACGGGTGCCACCAAAAGCCCCTGCTCCAGTTGCCTTGGCAGCGTTCTGCATTTGGGTAATTTGAGATTGACGGCGCAGTTCATCCAGTTGAGGCTGAAGAGCCGACTGAAGATACGGGTTCATGTATTGCTGGGAAACATCACCAAAGGATTTCCCAAGCAACGAAGGGTACGACAGACTCCCCAGACCTTGAAACATCTTTGACTGTAGGTCGGATGGACCGGCAGTCATGGGTCCTTGGTAGATCTGATACGGAGTCTCTGCAAGCCCTTTGGCTTTGCCAAGCATCTCCGTTACATAAGGACCTGCCCATTCAGATAGGGTGGAGGATTCTGAACCTACCCTTTGAGAGGTGTTTGGGGCGTTGGTTGTTCCAGTCACGCCAGTGGAAGTGGTATCTGCCATGATATTTCCTTATGCGGGCAAATGTTTATCTGCCTTTGAGTTGACGGCAACCTTGTTCTTGCCGACCGTCTTGCCACGGGACTTCTGGATACGTTCCATCATGGCGTAGAGCTTTCTTGCTCCTGCTTCTGTGCTTCCATTGCCTAGTTCTGAAACAATCCGCGCCGGGACAACAAACTCGCCATCAGCAAGACGGGCAGGTTGTTTCTCTCCAATAGTGGCAGGGATAGAATCGCTGACCCCATCACCGGGACCTTTTAGTAGCTGACCGCCATCTGAATACCCGCCAAGGGAAGAGATACCCCCCTCATTCATCCTAATAATATTCTCAGACGGGAAACCATCCATAAGACCGCCTTCAGCAGCCTTGGTGTAGGTTGTAGGTTTAAAGTAGGTAATACCGCCAGAACCGGGACGACGAGGAACAACCTTGCCTTCTGCGGTTGTCATCGTTGATGTGGAGTAAGGGGTCTGCTCTCTTGTTGCGGTGTAGGTTGGGATGCCACCTGTATAACCGCGATAGGGAGTTCCACCACCTCCAGCGCCAAGCTGATTTAAAAGATAGGACAACCCAGCCACACCGGCAATCTGCGTCCCTATCCCGGAACCGCCGGACAGGACACTGCCGATAGTGTTTAAAGCATTACCCCAGTTCCCGCTAGAGATATTGGAGAAGAAGTCCCCAATACTTGAGGAGGAGCCGGTAGTAGATCCACCGGTAGTGGAAGTTGTGGGGTCTGGGATGTAGTTCCCGCTCCAATCATATGCCATATGTGCCTCGCCCTAAAATATCAATTAGCTCGTTTAAATCAATATCCTCACCCAAGCCAATTAACGAAGATATATCATTTTCATCTGTTTTCTCTCCGGGCACAACCTGCCTTGCCTTAAGAAACTCAGGCTCTTTACCCGGCATGGTGACGCTCAGAGGTTGGTATTGCTGTTGAATTAATTCCCCCTTGGAACCAATCTGCTGGGTGGGAGCATTAAATTCCTTGCCATAATAGAAAGCCTCGGAGGGACCAGAGGTTTTGGCTTCAGCTTGTTGAATAGCTGGTAGTGCCGCAATCCCCATGAGAGCTTTGTAAGTCTGCTGCCTTTTTTGCAATGCGGCTTTTTGTGCTGCGGCTTGGGCAGCAGCTTGAGCAGCAGCATCCCCTGTGCCAGTGCCCTGAGTCCCAGTTCCTTGCCCTCCCGGACCTTCTGTGGTGGTTCCCGGAGCGCCTGTCGTTGTTCCGGGGCCTATTCCTGCCCCAGATCCTGTACCAGATCCTGGGCCAGCTACATCACCGGTTTGTGTGCCAGTGCCTGCACCACCAGTAGTAGCGCCTCCAGTAGTAGAGCCAAAAACTCCTGCCAAATCCATGCGCATCATATTGATGCCGGTTTTTCTAATGTCTTCCGCGCTTGGGTTAGAAATACCGCTGTTTCTTAAGACTATCTCTGCATCTTTTAGATAGTCGCTCATGACAGAGGAATTTGAAGCAAACTGCTTGACCAAAAAATCCAATGATGAAGTTGGATCGGTGTAGCTTTGTACGTATTGATACTCTTCAGTTGGAGTTTGTGCAAAGGAAGAGAATGCGCTTCCATAGCCCCCGCCAGCGCCAGCAGTGCCGCTTTCTTGCTTTGCCTGATAGCTTTCTATGTTGGTTTGTGAAGATTTAAAATTTTCCGACGGAGTTAATTTATTATTTTCTAACTTGGTCAGAAGTTCTTGTTTTTTTGTTTCAGGAATTGGCGAAAGATCAATAAACTGTTTAGCCGCATCTTCACCAAGCTTGTCTCTTGCAATTAAAACAAAATCTTCAGCATCGCCTCCTGACGCTCCACCTGTTCCATAGGCAGAAGACAAGGTAGCATAGGGCGAATTTGGATCTGGCGTTCCAATACCAAACAAAGCTTTCACTCTGTTGTCTACAAATCTCCAGTCTCCATTAGCATCTTTAAACCAAGAAACTTTTGGGTTTGTGACATTTACTAACGTGCCGTCATCATTTTTTCTAAAGTTTCCTTCATTGCCTAGGTCGATTTCCTTTTCAACAAGTCTGTTAAAGTCCCTGTTAAAGTTTTCCGTTCCGGGTTGAAGAGTCTTAAGTTGAGTTTGCAGTTCGCCAGTTAATTCTGCCGTGGCAGGTCCAATCTGCGTATCTTGCAAAAATTTTGCGTAATTACCAGATAAACTTTGAGCAATCCTTAAAGCATCTTCATTTGAAATATTTGGTATTGCCTGTTTTATTTGCTCGACGGCATTTTCATCAAAATCAGAAGCAATAATTGCATCGTAGTAATCTTGTATTTCTGCATCTGCATCTCTTTGTGTAAGAGGAAACCCAGAAGCTCCAGACCCAACCGGCGGGACATAATTCTTTTGTGCCCTCGCGGCATTGATTGCAAGAGACTTACCTGCGTTCTCTAATGCCTTTACTACGTCATCACCACGGGCAGCGGCAGTTGCTGCGACACCTGCTGCGTTACTAGCAAATGTCTCTAGCCCGTTTAAACTTTTAGGATCTATTCTGCCTGTAATAAAGTTCTTGGCTTCTTCTGAAGCAAAGTTTCCAACAATGCTATAAGCAATGTTTTCACCAATGTTGGATGGGTCTGAAATGGTAGAGGCAAGTCCACTGGTCACGCCGCTTGCAATGATTTTCTCTGTTTGATCTACAGACAGATTAGAAATCCTTGCTAACTCTTTAATGTTGGCTTCCCCTGTTGCTCCACCCCCCATAACGGTTTTTGCAATGTCAGAGGTATTGGCTGAAACAGCGCCGCTTACCAATCCAGCTTGCATAGCCTTGCTTACATCACCACCCGTAAGCGCAGCCATGCCGCCATTCATGATGGAGCTTGTGAGCGCAGATATACCGGTTTGACCGACAACCTGACCTAAAGTGATCGCAGTTGCTGGAGCGCCTACTGTAAATGCGGTAGGAGCAACTGCTGCTGCTGTACCAACTTGAATACCACTTAATGCAGATGAAAGAGCTTGACCAAGTTGCGGGGCAAATACCAAAGAAGCAATTTGGATTACAGGGGCAAGTTCGGCAAGCTGTCCTCTCCATCCCGCATGGCTAACGCCCACCGCATCAAAATAGTTGGCAGCAAGTTGACCATCAGGTTTGGTAACAGGAACTAGGTTACCGCTACCGTCTGCTTTAAACAAAATAGCAGCATGAGGGGCTTTTTGATTGGCTCCTGCACCAGTCCTATCAAGCGCATTGGCAACAACGTAAAAATCCTTAGTTGCATCATTGATAGCGTTGTACTTTTCCTCATTAGTCTTAAGACCAGATATATCAACGCCAGCTTGTTCTGCCGCCTTTTTAAAGTCTCCGGTGTAAGAAACCCCGCCACCATATGCCTGCGTTTTTTCAAGACCAAAGATTGCCGCACCACGGGCAACAGAAGATCCGTCAGACTTTACGTTCCAACCAAACGCATTGTAGTTGTCTCGATATTGATCTTTGTTAAGGGTGTCGCTCTTGTATTTATTAAGCACAGAATCCAGCGCACCCTGATCAAGCAGTGGAAGTCCTGTGCTTTGGTCAATGTTTGTAAAGTAATCAGGATTGGCTTTGGGCAGATTAACCGTAGGAATATTCGCCATTTTCAGAGGATCAATCTCTGAAATCATGGATGTTACTGGCTTAATAAGATCATCAAGCTTGGTGTTTTTAACGGCAGTCTGTATCTGACCCAGAAGAGTCTGTACTGACTTGGCATCAGCAAACTTGGTAACATCGCCAAGACTACCCCTGATATTGTCAATGTAGCTACCGACATTGTTAATCGCTTCGTTGCGCTGGTCTACCAATGGCTGGATAGAATCCATGACCGCTTGATACTTGTTTTGTGCGGTATCAAACGCAGTATTGGCTTTGTCAAATGCAGCCTGCGCAGGTTTGATTGTGCCGTTTTGATAGGCTCTTTCAGCCGCAGCACGAGCGTTATCCAAGGCAGTCATAGAAGTGTTGTAAGTTTTCTCTGCTGACGTAATGGATGCTTGAGCCGTTTTCTCAGCGGCTTGACGAGCTTTGTCTACGTTAGTTTGAGACGCAGAAAAAATCTTATCTAAGTTTTGCAGATTGCTTTCTGCGGCTCTTTCAGCAGCTTCTCTTGCTCTGTCCAGAGCTTGATTAGCCCTATCTAAGTTTGTATTTGCAGAATTTAGAGTTCTCTCAAGAGAAGCCCTATTCTTATCATTTGCGTTATCAAGATTGCGTTGAGCTGTGTCTCTTGCTTTTTCAGCATTAGAAACATTGTTTAAAGCTGACTTGTAGCCCGAATTGTTATTTACATATTGACCTGAATCTTTGTAATTACGGAATTCATTTAACTTTTTTTCTGCTGCCTGCATAGCAGTTACAGCATTTTTATAAGATGAATTGTCGTTTAAGAACTTTCCAGAATCTAAAAATTCACGGGCATTGTTAAGCGCCTTTTCTGCGGCAGTAGAAGCTTTCTGTGCGTTTGTATAGCCAGAATTCTTTGTTAGGTAAGATTGATCATCAAACGCAGCCTGAAGACTTTCTAATTTGGAACGGGCAGCATCTAAAGCTTTTTGGGCAGTAGTAACTGCCGTTTGGCTAGGCTTGGTGCTGGCTTGGGCATCGGTGTACTTTTTCTGCGCAGCAGTGACCGCAGCAATAGCTTTTTGTACATCTGCCAGTTTGACGGCGGTATATGCCATGTTTAAACCTATTGCGTTAAGTCATAGAAAGAGATCGACCCAAGTCCACTGCCCTTGGTCGCACCGTCTACTGTTCTAACTGCCAGCGTGTAAATGTCGCTCACACTGGTTAATGACACGCCTAGCTGCAAGTCCCAGTTATATCCCGTTGGCGCACTGGTTTGCGAAACCCCGCCGCTTCCCGTGCTGGTCACGTAATCTGTTTGCACAATACTTCCTGTGGCAGAAATTGCTGTAGCGGCAATATCGTATTCAACATTGCTGTCTGAAGGAACCGTAGCAGCCCATGTTGCTCCCGTTAAGGTTGGGTTCTTTAACAGAACCACCTCATAGTTCTGGGAAGTCAGGGGTAGAAACTGAACACGATTTGGCAATACAACCGCACCTGTTCTGCCAGAGGCAAGACGAATCGACACAATCGGGTAGAAGGTTGCCGCTGTATCAATGTTGGAAAACGCTGTTGTGCGTCGCGCTACATGGTCAATCGATGTCTGCTCAAAACCACCCTCAGAAACCACCGAGCAGCAAATAGACTTCATTGAAGCCGCTATTGCTGAAGAGCTTGTGATCTCATATCTAATAGGCAAAATCGCCGTGGTCATGTAAACGGATGTGATGTCGTTGGCATTATTGAATGTATGGCAAACGATGTACTCGCCGTTGATAATAAAGCCGCAACGAACAGACCCTACGCCCAACCACTCAAAGTCCATCCACAGAATCTGTGCCTTGGAAGGATCTAACGTAAGACCGCTTGCACCTGTGCCGTCTAGCTTGTCGCCATTCCAATCATCTTGATTGACCGTGCGTATATCGCTAGGGGTTCCCGGATTTGGGGTAGAGCTTGAACGCAAGACAAACGAATACACACCATCCACACGTTGGAAGAACACCCCGTTCTGAGTGTTGAAGTAGCCCACACGCTGCGTAAGATTTGTACTGGCGTTCCCATCCATTACAAAGGTGGCAAGAATTAATAAGCCTTTTCCGGGCTGGTAGGGGAAACTCCGATAAGACTGCCTGACAACAGATCCGACACCTACGCCGGTCACCTGCATCTGCACCGCTGCTTCATTAGAAAGGAAGGAAGTTGTGCCTGTCCCGGTTGTAGCTATATCAAATTGATTGTCAGCCGCGTATCTGTTCTGGCTGTCAAACAGGGTGTATGGCTGACTTACTCGAAGCCGCCCAAAGGCATCCGTATTGGTGCCCCCGATTGAGATGGGTAGTGTCGATGAGTTAGCCATAAGCTGCGCCAAAAAGTTATCAAGTGTATTAAAGTACAAACGCAGAATACTGTTTAGCTGGTTGTGATATTCCCGGCTGTATTCATTTGGCGCAAACGGCAATGCAGGAGCCTTGGTGGAATAAAGTTCCACTGATTCCGTAGTAACAATTTGAGTACTCATCTGCGCCCATCAGGTCTAATGTCAAGTCGTGGGGAGCCTAGCTGCCATGCCACACCAATGTTGGTAGACCGAAGCTCTAGCGTCATCTGCCTGCCTCTGACCCGCGTGTAAATCTGTCCCGTGAACTCTTCTATAGGAATAGTCGCTGTCCTTGTAACCGAATGGCTGGCATAGCCGCCCACCGATGGCGGGGTGGTATATCCAGAGCCTGAATTCTTCAATGGCTTTAAATACATCGTCGCGGTTGGACTGTCGGCGGTCGATCCCACAAAGGTAATGTCTGGCAGAACCCTCCAAACAAAGGAGAAGTTGTGCCCGTCATCCAAATCAAACTGCGCAGAATTAATGTATGCCTCAATAGGCTGCGTTGAGCTTGTCTCTTTATTATCGTTGCCGATCTCGTGGATTACAGTATTGTTAATATAGGTGGTTGCCAACGGTCCCTGCTGATATGGGGAGTCAAGCCACGCTGTTCTTCCAAGGTCGCCGTAGTACCAGATGTCTTCTACGTAGTTGTAAACGACGTACCGGTCAATCACGGTTGATCCTGATGTGCAGTAGAACCACCAGACTTCATTGAAGCCTTCATTGGTTCCGGCAAATATCTGGTCTGCCTGATCTAGATTAATGTCGCTGTAAATGAACTTCCTGAGGTCGCATCGCAGGGTCTGTACGCGACCGTCGTATTTATAGAACTTATCCACACCCATCCAGAAAGCCACGCCGCTGGCTAATGCCGTAGCGTTTTGCCCGATGATGGAGAGGTTGTCGCCAAGTAATTGGGTACCCCAGACAATCGGAGGATTAAGGTATTGCAAGGAATACAACGATGTGTCTGTCCAGACCAGAATTTCCTGTCGGCTCTGGAGAACAGTAACAATTTGAGATCCATGAGAAAGCCTGACACTACCTGCCTGATTGGTCGCAGAGGGAGTCCAGTTTGTGACGCTCTCTTGGTCAGACCACCTGATCAACATAGGATCAAAGGTTGTCCCAAGATAATCATTTGAGCCAAAGCAGAAGGTGAACCGGCTAATGTCTGAGACCGTCAGATAGTTTTGCTTGAGCGGGACATTAGACGCGCCGCTCATGTCCTCTACGGCAATCGCTCTGGTAGAGATTCTCTGGGTTCCAGATTGACTTCCGGATGTATTGATAGGCGTTCCACCTGCCGTGGCGGCTAGGTTACAGGTTACCCCGGAGGCATTGACCACATAATAGACAACCCCCGGTAAAAGCCCTGTAGGAAGACTTCCCGTGGTCGTTAGGGTAATTGCCATGCCATCGGTTAAAACCGATCCTGTCGTCATCACCGCAGGGCTGGCGATGGTAATAGAAGCCGTTGTGCCAAAGACACCAACGCTGGCATCCCAGTAATAGAGCTTGCCGTTCCGTGGTCCAAAAACAAGGTCTTCACCAAAGTTTGTCTGGCTCCAAAGCCTCAATGCTTGATTAGAAGTAGTCCCAATCCCCCACTCGCCAAAGCCCCATTCCCCAGCGCCCCAGCCGGTAATAGGCACAGCAATCTCTGAACCAATGTTGATTTGGTAAACAGCCTGAACTGTGCCGCCGCCATTGGTCACCGTGGAAGTTGCCTTGGCGGTAACTGTGTGAGATCCAGCCTGAGAGCTGCCGATTGCAGAGATAGCCGTGCCGCCAGAAGTCGCCGCTAGGTTAAACGTATAGCTTGATGTGTTTACAACGTAATACGTCGTTCCGGCAACAAACGGAGGCGGGAGAGACCCGGTAGTAGATAAAACGACCGGAGTGTTGTTGGCTAGTTTAAACGATGCTGTGAACACAGCAGGACTTGCTGCCGTAATCACCACATCCGAAGACATTGCTATGGTGTAGTCGTTCCCGCTAATGGAAAGGATTTCATGTTCGCCAAGAATGGTCAGGTTTCCTGTTGCGGAACTCCCATAGAAAGTTACGAAGTCGCCAACTTGATACCCGCCATTACCATCGGTAACGGTGATAGTTGAAGAGCCATTGGTGGTATCAAAGGGATTGGTCAGCGTGACAGATTCCCGAATGGGCGTAATGTCGTAATATTCCCCGCCCTGAGAGATGTAAAACTTCTTGTTCGTGCCAAGGCTTATTAGATTGGTGCTGTTTAAAGTTGACCAGTTCCACAAAGACCGGCAGACACCGTCAAAAGTGTTCTCAGAAATTCTTTCCCAGCCACCTATTTTCTCAGGTGTGCCTTGGCGAAACCGGACCTTGTCACAGTCATACCAACCATTCTCATTGGTATATCGTGTGTTTTCCCTGTTTACACCTGCCTTGAAAAGAAGTTTCTTTAATGGCATTTTATTTCACCGATTCGTATTGGGCGTAGCATTGCTTGAGGGCTGCTCTGAGTTCGTCGGCTTCTCTGGCGACCCTGACAAGAAATTCTCCATCCTCTCTGTAAAGCTCTTTGCCGGTACATCCACCTTGTCTAGCGCCGGAAGTACTGGACAGGGAACCATCAGTGGGGCGGGCTTGGCGGTCGCGCAAGCCGTTAGCCAAAGCGGTAGCACGAGCATTAAGATTCTTGAGTTCACGGTCTTTTTCCTGCCTGATATTGTTCGCAGCCTGTTGCCAATTCTGCTCTTTTTCCCTAGCTTTCTCAACCTCTGCGGTGTATAGGGCTAGGGAGTCCGCTCTCTCTTTGTCCCACTGCTGTTGGACATAAGCCTGACCTGATTCATCCCCTTTGTAATAGCCGGTGCTAAACGCCGCAATCACGGCTAATACAACGCCAAGGATGACCCAAGGGTTCATCATTTCTTAGGGGGCACAGCGGTGCCATCAAGCTTCTTGTGAACCTTAATCTTTTTGCAAACCTCTACCTCTTTGCCCTTCTTTACTTCCTTGGTGCAGACTTCTTTGATCTCACCGCCAGCCCAGCTTAAGTTTACAGTCAGGGTCAAAAGAGTTAACAGTGCAATTTTGATAAGCTTCATTATTCGATCTCCGGATGCGGTGGTTGTACTGGGGCTGGTTTACCTTTGTAGCCTTGTTGAACTGGCGGCGCAGAGCTTACGGGGTCAAGGGTTGGCTCTTGGCGCTTAGATATAGGCATGGGCTTGTCCTCGCGCTCTTCCTTGGTCGAGAGATTGGGAGGCACAAACTGTGGCAGAGCATCTTTGCCTTTAACTGCCAAGAGAGTTGCTAATGATCCAAGGATGTACTTGGACATGTCGGACAGGATCAGGAAAAACTGTTTGTCCGCAGGTGCCATGCCGTTCATGGGTTGCGTTACAAAAACGACACTATAAAGGCTGACCCCCACCATGATGACCACAGTGCAGCAAAAGGTAAACGCGATGCAGAACTTAATTACTGCATCGTGCTGCTCCTGCGTCATTGCAAGAAACTGGCTTATCAACTTTAACGGGTTCATCCTTCATTTCCTCCGGTTTCATAAGCTGGTCTGGGCAGGTTCCTGTCACTGCGCAGTAGGGTCGTTTACACTCTTTGTTTTCCCAGTTATCAGGGTCTTGGCAGGGGTATCTGAACCGCTCGCACCCCAGTAGGCTAAATACCAAGAATACGGCGAATACGCGCATGTTGAAGCTCCCTATCATCCATACCTTTGGTTCCACCATTGATCTTCTTGGTCAGGGTAAGAAAATCCCCGGAATCGGCATAGTTGTTTAAATTGTTGCTCTCCCAGAACCAGCAGGCTGACTGGGCTGCTCCCTCGAAGGTCTGTAAGTATTCTGCCGCTTCTTCAGGAGTGATCTCCAAGCTCATCGCAAACCGGGTCATATTGTCTTTGCCGGTCAATTGGATCAGACCTTTTCCGGCAAATTTCCAACCCTCGCCAGACTCCTCTGGACCATTTCCCATACGGTTTGCATAGACCCTGTTGGCGATGGCGCGGGGGTTACGCTCGTACTTTTGAGCCGTTGCCATGTCTGGGAAATACTTGGGGAACGTCTTGAGAAGCCCTGAGGCTTTGTAGTTCAGGTTCTCAGAGAGGTATACGAACCCGCCAGACTCATGATGGCACTGCGCCATGAAGGCAGCGACACGAACCGGCGTGTTGATGTCGTAGTCGTTTAAAAGGGTTGCTCCGTTTAACTCTTTCTGCGGAGCGAACAAGGCATCGTGCCACTGCTCAGGGTACTTGGTATGGGGCGCAAACTCTTTGAACTGTTTAATGGTAAGCATTTTTGTTTGCTATATTAACTTTGAGTTTTTTGAATTTACATTTACTTTTTCTATATTATTTTTTTTATACGCCATCAGTTTTTTAAGTTCTTCAATATGATCTGAACCAACAAAGTAAACTCCTTTGTCTCTTGATAACAGCCACATATCTCGATATTTATTTGCTTTGTCAGCCATTTTTCTTGCCGACGTATTTCCAGAATCCCACATTTCTTTTTCGCCATCTTTTATAAAAGAAATAACATTATCAGGTGTTGCTTGTAATTTGCTGCGTTTTAAAAAATTTCCACCCATAGATGATAAAAACGCACGGAGATCATTTGCATCAAATCTTTTATTTCTAAAATACCCAAACTCTTTTTGAGCATTTAATATCCTGTCAAATATTGTTCCATCACCAACCAAAACTTTGTGTTGTTTATTAACATCCGTATTTGTAAAAATAACAAACAAAAACTCTTTGGGGTAACCTTTTACAAAGTTTGCAAGTTTGTCATCCCAAGAGCCTATATAAGAAACACTTTTTATCTTATCTTTACCATCACCCTCATACCATGCGCCGTATCTTTTAATAAGGTTTTTAATTTTTTCTGGCAAAACTATATCGTGTCCGTGCTTTTGACCAACAAAAATTAAATCATCCCGAGCCACAAAAATAGACATCATTCACCCAGTAAAATCTTTGCACGTAACTCCCGGCTCTTGCGGGTTTCCTCTTTCATAAGCTTGTACTGCTCTGCCGCCAAGTCCGTCATGGCTTTCATGTCTGCATATGCCATGCCAAGCAGGGGTATGGCAAGCACAAACGTCAAAGCCATGATGGCGAGACAGATGACCACAACAACTGATACGTCTGACTCGTCCTTATTAGAATTAGAACGCCCCACATCCACGCTACTACGAACAGAACTGCCCCAATCCATGTTGTTAGAGCTTTGATTTGATTTATTGCCCTTCTGCGTCGCCATAATATGATTTGTGTTTTTCTCATTTCTTCAGCGAGGGCTTGGTTTTGTTCCTGAACAATCTGCTGCCACATACGCTCAAAACGAGTCCACACATCCCCCAATTCTGGCGGGGTGTTATACACCATCATTTCCCGCACAGTTGCTAACATTGCATCTAACTGCGTTCTGATTCTAATTCTACGTAGCGCTCTGATCGCTACGGATTCATTGCCTTTGTACAGCTTCTTGGCGTTCCCTTCTTCTTCTATGAACGCCTGCATTAACTTTTCGTACTCCCCAACAAATACCGCAAGGTGATCCCATACATCGTTTAAAGCATCGTTTGGGTGAGAGTTTGCTACCTTCTGGACTCTCTTTACCTCTTCGTTGTATTGCCTCGTTTGCTCTGGGCTTGGAGAGGTAATCTTGTGGTATTGATCTTTTAAGTCTTTAAGAACATCTCCTACCTCTCCTGCCGTTGACTTAACTTCTTTGTAAAAAGCTATGCCGCGCTTGGCTAGATCTATCGCAGTTGTTGCTGCCTTGAAACACGCTGCAATGGTGATCGGGTCCACATTGGCCTCTCCTTACTGATCCTGCCACTGCGAAGTCTGCGGTGTAAAGTTTGCGGTATAACGAGCGTAACCTGCCGTTACTCTAATATCGTCCATATACCCATCAAAGTCTGAGCTATTGTCATAAAATGCGCCAAAAGTTGCCCTTGTTTGTTGAATGCTATATGTATAACTTGCACTTGTTGCTTCAACATTTCCATTAATAAAAAGTCTTAAATTATTTGATGAATCTCTTGTAACAGCAATATGAACCCAAGTTCCAGTTGAAACATTATTTGTTGATGAAACGTTACTTGTATTAATGTTATAAAAAACAAGTTTTCCAGAAGTGACTCTTAAACTACTTCTGTCTGCTGCTGCATTAGTAAATTGGGACCAAATTAATTCGTCAGTTGTTGAGTTAAGGTATATCCATGCCTCAATAGTAAATTGGCCTGTTGCTGGCACTACTGGATTTACTGTATATAACCAATCATCAACATTATCAAATAAAATAGAACTTCCTCCCCATTTACTTTGCGCTGTGCTTATCTGAGCATTACCAACAGTCTCCAGCACGTTCTTGCCAGTGGCATCAATGATGCCGCCGTTGGTGAAGTTAAGCAGTGTATTAGTGTTGGTTATGTTTGTAGGGGGTGCAGTAGGAACGGTGATTGTGGTGTTGCTATAGCCATAAACATCCGTACCGTTAACTATTCTAAAACCTGATACATACCCGTTGAACGTAACACCGAATGCTTCACCAATGTATCCTAGATTAAAAGCAGCAGTAATTGCGCTTAAACTAGCGCATGTCCCTGTACCAACTCTAACACCATCAATAAACATGGCTGTCTGATTGGTGCCCGTGCCCCCTCTAGCAATAACTATATGTTGCCATGCATTTACTTTAATATATGTAGTTCTGGATACACTTATAACCGCTCCAGAAACTGACCCTGTTTCAAACACAAAATTACCGGAATTGTCGCCGTACAGCAGCATTTTTGGATTTGTTCCACCGCCATTATCCTGACCCCAATAATTAACATTTGCAGCAGAAGATGTTACATAGAACCAACCTTCAATCGTGAACGCATTCGTTGAAAAATTTATGTTTGATTTAGTTAAGTAGTCACCACTTCCATCAAAGTACCCACTGCCGCCTATAGTCTCTGGCGTGTATGCAACAACCGGGTAGAACGGGCTGAAGGCTTGGACGGAGGGGGTGCCGTTGACCGTGATGGCGAATGCGTTTGTGCTGTTGTCGATGAAACGGTTTGACTGACAGGTGAGCAGTGCAGTGCCGGAGATTGCCGTCAGTGGGGTCGTGCTTGGCGTGAAGTTGCTGGTGTAAACGCGACTTCCCTTTACCACGCGAAGATTGCTGATGTAACCGTTTAAGAAGTTGTTTGTACCTCCACCGCCTCCGGTAGAGAAATTCCCCATTATGTTGTTGGCGTACCCAGTATTGTTACCAATAGCCGTAATTGAGGCCGTGGCAGTGGAAACGCCATTTAAATACAAAGTAACCGACGTGCCAGCCGTAACAACAGCAGCAACATGGAACCATTGGTTAATTGGAACACTGGCTAACGGGATAGTTGCGGCACTCGCACCAGGGCCGTAAAAATTTAGGCCGCTTGAATCAGCAAAAAATGCCCAGTTTGCTGCGTATACGCCACCCACGAACCCGGTACCCTGCACTATGATAGGTTGAGTGGAACCCGGTCCACCCGGAGTTGCATTCAAATAAAGCCAGCACTCAATCGTGGAATCAACGCCGTTCAACAAGAGATTTGCGTTGTACGGCGTGCTTAGATACGAGTTTGTTCCATTCCCGTTATTACTCCACCCCGTCTGCGAGAACGGCGAGAACGTACCCTGCGTCGTGTTGCCGTTGCGGGTGATGCTGAAGTTGTTGGACGAGCTATCTAGGAACGTGTTGTTCTGCGCTCCGTTCGTGCCATTACCGTGAAGCAGCAGTGTCGTGTTCTGGAAGTACGGGTCGTACATGTTCCACCGACGAGTCTGCCGGGCTTGTATAGCATCAGACACTGACCATATGCCGGGGGTCGATGCTCCCAGTGCGGGGTTGTAAGCTGTGTACCCGGTGAAAGGCGTGAACGTGCTGACCTTGGCATCGCCATAAGATGTTATGGCAAAAGCGTTGCTGCTCTGGTCTACGATAGCCGGTGAGTTGCAGGTCAGCAGTTGTGTATTCGTAATATTGAACAACTGCGTTGGTACATTGATTGTGGTTTGCGTAGGGTCATATACAGCCGCAGTGACGTACCTTGCATTTGCCATGTACCCCGGAAAATACCTCGTAGCGCCACTACTTGCGCGACCAAGAGATTTCACATTTCCGTAGTTGTATGTATCAGTTCTTGTTCCAGTCGATGACCTGACACCGTTCAAAAATACAGTGGTTACTCCACTAGCATTTCTTACAACTGCTATGTGGTTCCAAGTATTCAATGACATTGTTGCAACCGTGTAAGAGTCTGCACTGACACCATAACGATCAATGTTTACATTTGTGCTGCTTGTTATGTTTATGTTCAACCCGCCATTTACGGTTGAATCAGGCCCAATCAAACATATTTGGTTGTCAGGTGATGCAGTAAAACTTGAAACATTGAACCAACATTCAAATGTATATGCAGCAGTTCCAACTGTAGAACCAGACCAAGTTAAATAATCTCCTGTCCCATCAAAAAAGACAGAGTACCCAGCCGCAGCACCTGAAGTAATTATTCCACCGGGATATTTGTTGCTCATGTCCTATCCTTATTGCCTTGGCAGTGCCACGCTGGGCGGGATGAAGTTCTGTGTGTAACGGGCGATGCCTTTGGTGATGCGAAGGTCGTCGATGTAGCCGTTAAGATACGCGCTCGGGATATAATTACTTCCAATATATGGATTAGACGCACTCAAAAGATTTGTTGTCATTGTCGCGCTAGCTTCCTGTACTCCATTAACAAAGTATTTCACCGTGCTTCCAGACCTAGCAAGAGCAATGTGATACCACTGTCCAGTAGACAATGATTTGCCAGACAATACCGTAGTAGACCCAACATACAACCGCAGGGTAGGGTCGTAATCAAATAGTATGTAATCACCGGCAGAGCCCGGTCTACAATCGATGAACGTTTGTGCTGTTGTAGCATTTAAGTACAGCCAAAACTCGACGGTAAAATCTCCCGTGCCGAAGTTAAAAATATTGCCGCTGTTTGGTCTTAAATAATCCCCATTCCCATCAAAGTACATCGACCCTGAGCCATACTTCACGACACTGGTGCTTACCTGTGCGTTGCCGACTGTCTCCAAATCGTTCTTCATCGTGCCGTCGTAGATACCGGCGTTGGTGAAGTTGAGGAGGAGCGAAGTATTGGTGATTGCAGTAGGTGGTGCTGTTGGAATTGTATAAGTAGCCCCAGAGTACTGCGCTGTACCTTTTAATATCCTGAACCCAGAGATATATCCACCATTAGAGTATGAACCAGTATTATCTGTCCCAATATAAACTATCGGATTAGTAGAATAGTTAGTGGTGTCGGTTCTTTGATAGACACGCGACCCGTTTAAAAATATAGAAACATTATTTGTTCCGCTGCCAGAACGCACATATGCAAAGTGATTCCACGCCCCCAAAACAAAAGCTGAAGATGCCAATATGTCAAGCGTAGAACCGTTATTTACGTAAAGGCTGCTTGAGCTTACATAAGCGCCGATAGCTTGCGTGCCAGATGGTCGCATATCAAAAATATATCGAGCGCCCGTTAAAGCAGTATTAAACCAACATTCAATAGTGAAGTCCCCAGTCCCCATTGCATAAGCGGCATTTGCGGGCGCAGTAACATAATCCCCCGTCCCATCAAAATACCCAGACCCACCTATCACGCTCGATGTCCACTGATACTGTGGGGCGAACGGAGAGAAGGCTTGGACGGAGGGAGAGCCGTTTATAGTAAACGTTGAAGCCGTAGCCGAGTTATCAACAAACCTGTTATTTTGGCAGGAAAGAAGAACGCAGCTAGATGCGCCTTGGCTCGTTGTTGTAAAAGGCGCGTTTGAAGGCATAAAGCCGGAAGTATAAACTGCGGCTTTACATACCCGAACGTTAGACATGTAACCTTTAAAGCTCCAGTCTGACCCGCCAGAACTGGAGGAAGCAATACGAAAAGGCTGCGTTGCAGACCAGTTAGTAGCATCTGTGGCAGTACCAGCTAAAACACCGTTTATGTAAAAAGCAAGTCCGTTTGTCGATGTTGATGTTCTTACAATTGCTAGGTGCTGCCACGTATTTAAAGTCAGTGCGCCCGTCGAGGTAGCCACATTAGAACCACCCGATGCAGCTATGGTTATGGTGCCCGTTGAGTTAATGTTTATTTGAATAGGGCCACCAACAGCAGGGCACCCGAAGATAAAAGGAACCACTCCGGCAGTAAATGACTCAGGGTATATCCAACACTCTAGCGTGTACGCGCCGGTTCCAAAATTTGATACTGCTGTAGAAGAAGTTTCAAGGTGGCTGGTGCCAGTAAAATAATTCCCCCACGCACCCGGCTGCAAACTAAAAGGCGTGAACGCACCCTGAGTAGTATTGCCGTTCCTAGTAATCGTGAAGTTGTTGGTAGACGAGTCTAAGAACGTGTTGTTCTGTGAACCGTTGGCGATGTTGTCAGCTTGAAGCAGCAACGTGCTGTAGTCAAACAGAGGGTCTGTAGCCCACTGCCCTGTAGTAATAGCCTGTGCCTGCTGCTGTAGCGTAAATACGCCCTGATACTGGACAGTATTCGGGCTGGTCGTGATATTCGATGCAAGCGGGTTATAGCCCGGCTTGTTGATGTTGCCCAGATAACGCAGGCCCATGCTTTACTCCAATGCAGAAATGTCAGCAGATGTCATCGCTGGTATTTGTTCGCTGCTCAGTACAACCTCGGGCTCACTGGCAGCAGGCTCCTGCGGCACTTCTTCGACCACAGGCAGAGCGTGCTCCACCCACCTCTCTTCAGACTGGCTCCACGAATACTTGAACCCTTCCTTCACCGGCATAGGATCGCGCACAACCCAGCCCGGTGGATACCACCAGACAACTTCCTTGCCTTCAGGGGCAACAGGCGGCTCCTCGACTTCAATCCAGCCTTCAGTGCCGTCCGTGTAGGGATACGGGATAGAACCGTTTTTGCTGTAAAGCATGTTTCACCTATTAGGTAATAGCTTCAAAGGTTGCCGTGAAGGTCAGGGCAGATGCAGTACCGGAATATGCAGCAACAGACTGGTTCTCCGTGATGTACAGAGAATTGGTCTTGTCCACAATCACCAGCGTCGCATTAGGTGGCACCGAAATCTGGTAAGCCGGGTAAGTAACCACCGTGGCTGAACCAAACGTGGCGTTGTTGCCCACTGCAATCGTAGCTGTCGCTGCACTGGAAGTCGTGTTCGCCGCAGTGATTGAAGTCACACGGTTGACCGTATTCGCAGCTGGAGTCAAACCAGTTAGGGAAGTCGTACCGTTGTACGTCCACGAAGTCGTGGCTGTAGCAGCAGACGAAGGGATAACGTACGCGGTATTACCGTAAATTGCCGTTACGTTAACGATGTTAGGATTTGCCATCTTGATAACTCCTTAGAAGCCAAAAATAAGGGACATAGCTATGGCTTTCCCTGTTGAAATACCACCACTTGATGCGCCCCATACAGGAACACCACCTGTTACCGTGAGAACCTGACCCGATGAACCAATTGACAGCTTGCTCAAAGTGTTAGTTGCAGAGGCATACAGAAGGTCACCAGTGGTATAGGTACTCTGTGCAGTACCGCCGTTCGTAGCCGGTAAAGTGCCCGTGACACCTGTTGAAAGAGGTAGACCTGTGGCATTCGTCAGGGTTCCAGAGCTTGGTGTACCCAAAGCTCCACCATTAACAACAACCGATCCTGCGCTGCCGACGTTGACCCCCAGAGCCGTCGTGACACCTGTGCCTGTCGTGATTGTCGAGGGGGCTACACCTGCACCGCCACCCACAACCAGCGCACTTGCTGCCAGCGCACCAGAGCTTGCAAGGGTTCCACTAGCTGAGTAGTACAGGACACCGCCAGAAGTGCCAGAGCCAATGCCCGTGCCGCCCGAAGCCACCGGGAGGGCTGCTCCCAGTGTCATGGAGGATGCGTATGTGGTCACATCAACGACGTTCGTGCCATCGTTGTAGACCATCATGGTCTTGCCTGTCGGTACAGCGATGCCGGTGCCGGTGGAGTTCTTGACTGTGACTGTATCGGCGACACCGTTGTAAACGATGTAAGCCTTCTCAATGGCAGGGACGATTAGGTTTCTTGCCCCGCCCGACGTTCCCGTCAGGTTTAAACGGAAGTTACGCGCCGTCTGAGAAGCGTTGGTATCCGTTAGAGTCAGGGTAACGTCCGCGCTGGCAAAGGTAACGTCAGCAGACCCGACGATTGCCTCCTCAAGCGCAGTGCCCAAGTTCGTGTTGGTTGTGATACCCCACGTACCTGACTGCTCACCAGTGGCAATCAGTTCAATTTTTAGATTGCTGTATGTACTAGACATGTTCTTTCCTTATGCCGCTTGAATTTCGACCCAATTAGGATCTTGGTAGTTGCCAATCGCAGACCAGTTTGGATTTTGCGTATTACTAACTACCGTCCATCCACCTATTACTACCGACCCTATCTGCCCCGTGCCAGATACGCCAGTTACTACTACGCTATCGTCAGTCTTAAAGGAGACTGTGCCTATTGCTCCTGTTCCAGAAACCCCTGTTGGAGTTTTCTGTGGTGTTGGGCGAACCGTTCCTGTAGAACCTGTGCCTCCAACACCGGTAACCTCAACTGCTGTTCCAAAGAATGGCGTTACCTGACCTACCGCCCCGACCCCGCCAACCCCTGTCGCAACAAAGGTTGAGCTAATCGAGAATGAAACCGAACCAATTGATCCTGTTCCGTTTACACCAACCGCCGTGATGCTAACTTGGCGGGTTACCGTTCCAACCGATCCAGTTCCGGATACTCCGGTAACAGGATAAATAAGCCCAGACGAAACAGTTACATTTCCTACTGCTCCGACACCTCCAACACCAATCGGTATGACATAGTCATTAACCTGTACAGAGAAGTTGCCAATCTGACCAACTCCCTGCACACCCGTGGTGGTGAAGGATATAAACGGGGTGATTGTTCCAACCTGACCCGTTCCTTCGACCCCAACCGGGATCACAATGTCCCCTGTTGTTGTAGTTACGTTCCCTACATTGCCCGTACCGGAAACGCCGGTAATCGATGGGCTTACAACTAGAGTGACACTGCCTACACTGCCTGTTCCTGATACTCCTGTTGGGGTGACAATCTTGGCTTCAATGATGCCGCCCCAACCATTCTCACCCCATGTGCCGATACCCCATCCTGATGTATTGGTCGTAGGAATACCGCCCCAAGTGGCATCCCCCCACGCACCTTCACCCCAAGCCTTGACAAGGTTTGGCACATTCTCTTCCTATTAGGCAATACGAATAATTGCAGTTGCTGCCGCAGGAGCCGGGAATTGAATCTGGAAGTCGCCCGAACTCACCTGCTGGTCACCACCAAAATTCAACACTGCGCAGGCAGGATCACCAGTGGCGCTATCGTTGTAAATGATTGCTCCAGAAGTGGTAAATGTCGCACCACTCCATGTAGTGTTATCAAAGTCACAAACAGCAGTCGTGCCGTCTGCAACCGGCGTAACTGATGTCAACGTGTTGCCACCCGTGGTGTAACCGTTTCCATTAGACAACTCATCCGAATTGCCCGTCAGATTGGTGTAGCTAGTCGTAGCTGCGCCGTAAGTTCCTGTAATAGATGCCGTAGCCTTGCCAAGAGCAATCTTGAAGGTGTTTCCAGTAGAGGCTGTGAAATTGTGTACCGCCTTCAGGATTTCCACCTTGAACGAGGTCGGCATTGCTGTAGTAAATCCGGGCATGTTAATTCTCCAAAAGTTTTACCAATTCAGGGTGCCCCGCTTCACGAAGGCGATTTGCCAGTGTGGTGTTATGCGAGGCAACTGCCTGACGCATATACCGCACCAATACTGCTCGGATCTGGCTCTTGAACGCTTCCGCTTGGTCTCGGATAACGGGATGAGAGCTTTCCCCAACATAAACAATTTTCTCTAGCGCCATTTCTGCGACTTCCTCTGGAGTAAACCCTCGACCAGAGACTGAAACAGCCTTAATTTCTCCCAAAAGAACGCCGCCAGAGCTAGAGATCATAATTAATATGTACTTCTTATTAATGCTTCCGTTGCTGTATTCGGAGGCATGGTTATCAAAAAGGTCGTCGTGGATGTCTTATCAGACCCAAAATCAAGCACCGCTATCGACTTGTTGCCCTTGCTTGCGTTGTAAATCAATGCACATCTAGCCGTTATAGCCCCTGTCCAAGACACATCTGGGAAATCTACGTATGCCGTTGTCCCAGAAGAAGACACAGAAACAGGAGAAAGGACAGATCCCCCTGCCACGTAATTGCCCCCACTTGCCTCGTTTGATGCCGTATAAACAGTCGTATCTGCGTTTAAATTTGCATCTGCTGTGTATAAGGCTATCTTTATGGTGTCAGTTGTCAAGTCATGAACGCCCTTGTACAACTCTTCCTTAAAGCTTGTGGTCTGTGTCTGGACGATGCTCATTAATTCACCTGCAATCTGACCTGACCATCACGATAAGCATCCATACGCTGCTTGCCATCTCCCAGATTCTTGAGAAGAGCAATCGACTGTGTATAACGATCCTCGTACAACCCTCTGTCTTCAGGCAGGACTTTCATATATGTCAACGCTTCCAACATCGTGGCATTGAACAGGGCTGAGTCAAAGTTGTCTCCAAGCCAAGTCGTGCCAGTTGCGTTGGTTACTGTGCCGACGGTTACCGTAAACCCTGATCCCAGACCACCAATATCTGCCGCGTCTGCGCTCAACACATCGTTAGTGACGTAATAACATCCACCGTCCACCAAGCTGACAGAAGTAATGACATTCCCGGAAATGATGATGTTGACCAGCGCACCGTACCCTGTGCCATTGGTCAAAGGCACATTGAAGTAGGTTCCGTTTGCGTATCCCGTTCCAGCATTGGTAATAGACAAGGTTGAAATCGGGCTTTGAACAATCGAATCCGGGTAGTAGTAATAATGCAGTTCTGCCCCATAGTTTGCATCAGGGGTAGGACCAACGATGAATGTCAGTTCATTAACATTCGATGAGACAGGACCAAACAGGGCGTAGTGTTTTGGCTTGCCGGTGTCTGATGGACCGGGATATGCCTCGCGGATAAAGTTCACATCCTTGTTCAGCAAATAGGAGTAATCCCCGCCGCCACTGGGATAGATTGCTAGGGAGTACACAGAGAGGAAGTCTGTCGGGCACTGGAGGTACTTGTTCCCGGACGTAAGTGTTCCCGTCACGTTCTTTCTCAGGTTTGCAATCTGCACCGTGTTGTAGATGCGCTGCTCTGCCTGACGTATGAACGTGTTTATGATTCGCGGGTTAGACGCATAGTCAAAATCGTTTTCCGCGTAATCCTGAACTGTGCTGACAAGGTCTGCGTAGTTCATTTATCACCCCATTGGACCACGCGCCATCACACCCTTGGTTGCTGCACCGGTGCCACGAATCTTGATGCCAGAGGTCTTGTCGGCTGGGTAGTTACCCTTGCTGATCGTGCCAACAGAAATGTCCATGTTGTCCATGACCTTCGCGCCGGACTCGGTATTGACCTTGGGTTTGGTTGCCTTACCAGACATATCATGGGGCGCGGCATAGGTTTTAGCCTGACCGACTTCCTTGCCACCCATTTTGTGACTGAACTTAGCCATTATCGACCCCTTCCGGTAGAACGCTGGTTCATGGCACGAGCCAAATTACGCCCATATTTCTTCATTTCTGAGCTTGTCACGCCGCCTTTGCTCATTTTATGCATACGTTTTTCATGCGCCTTGACTTCCTTATCGGCGATCTTCTTAACTTCTGACTTATCCATGTTTGCTCCTTATGTCACACTTACAGTCGCGTTTCCTACCAGCGCCTTAGACACCAGATTATTTGGTGTCAAAACGGCATCGTAATTTCTAGAACCACCAACCGGATACCAGCCCCATTGAATATCCCGTGAGCCACCTGTGGGGTATCCGGCATCTCCACCATTCGGGGCATCCTGTAGACCGTTTAAACCAGCGGTAAAGTAGGTCGTATCTGGACGCGGTTCCCGGACTGCTTGCGGATCATCCACTGGGTACATACCCAATTGCAACTGAGGATGATCAGGAGACCAGCACTCGTCACAAACTTTCAATTGGTACAACTTTGTTTTAACAACCTCATAACGAAGCTGCTTAAGTTTAAACCTAAAACCGCAAATATCACACTGGGCAATGCTCCATTTTCCAGAGGAATATCTGTTTCCCATCAGTAATAACTCCCACCAATGAAAGTTGCCCTTGGGACAAGTCTCAGAGCAGCTTTTTCCCGGTCTTCTCCTGCCGCCAGATTGAACTGTTCGTCATAGACAGCCTTCAACATATCCAGCCTTGATGCCATTTCTGGGATCTTCATGGCGATGTAATAAGCCAATCCTGCGACTAGGCATGGGTAGAACCTGAAGTTCATATCTGCCGTCTGGACACCGTTACCCGCATCCTGCACCCTGCGCAGTCTCCAGTAGGCAAGCGTGTAGGTCTGGGAGCCATCAGGCGTAGGCCAGACAGTAACGGCTGGAAGCTGCGGCGCATAGACCGTTGTGCCAGTGGTATGGGATGCGGCGGTTGTGTTGTTCTGACCACGGAATATATTCATCAGGACGTTGCCAGAAATATAACCGTAGTAGATGTCTTCACTGTCAATCCGGATGTATCCACTTGAGGCTAAGTTATTTGTGGAACTTAGGGTGATCGTGTTGCTTGTGGCAGTAAGGTTGCCAACCAAGGTAGCCCCGGCAGGACCAACCTGACCAGACAACCGCTGTATCCAGATCTGAATTGGACGAGCTTGAGTGAGCTTATTTGGGATTGTTGCGTAGGTCGATGCGCTGATGCGGCTGATGTTTAAATCAGTTTGCAGGTTCTGCTGGTTGGCGTTTGTACGAATTACATGCTCCAACAGGTCAATCGTGTCTATAGGTAGTGGGTATGTGTTTAAACCTTGCTCGAACGTAATCGTCCCTTGCTCGATTGTCCACATGTTGATACCACGGTTTGCCCACTCAATCGTCAAAAGGTTCATGGAACGACGAGCAGTCTTGAGATCGTAACCGCTGCGCATCTCGCGCCCAGCCCTCTCCCACGCCTCCTCGGCGATCTCCGTGAACTCCATATTGAATAGAGTGGAGCCGGTGGTTGTCATTTTGCTGCCCTCATGTTGTCAACCAGCATTAAACCGTAAGAACCTTTTTCTTCAAGGTAACTTATGGCTTTTGCAAGAACATCAACAGAATCTTTTGCCATGCCAAGCAATGAATTGCAATTTAGACACAAAATACCGCGAAAATCACCGGTTTCATGATTGTGATCAATCGCATATTTACGCTTCCTATTTTCATAGGTCATTAAATCAGGAAGCTCTACATCACATATGGCACAACAACCTTTTTGAGAGTCCCATGCATTTAAAAACTCTTGATGGGTGACTCCGTACTTATACTTTAAATGCTGCTCAAGACGCTTTTTTGGCGACCGGCTTTCCCAACTATTCCTCTGTTTGTGTTTTTGGCACGGTATGCAAAGATACTGTCCTTTCCAGAACTGATCTAAGTTTTTCTCTGTTTCACAAACAGGGCATCGTTTCATTTTTTACGCGCTGCTCTTAAGTTATCCACTAAATTCGGGTAGGGCCTACCAGCAGCCTTTGCCATCGCCTTGGCTTTTGCCTTCTTGGCTGGGCTAAGTTTCTTTGGCTTCCCTAGTCCTTCCGGGCGGGGCTTGTTCCAAACCTCACCGCCTTTGGCGTAAATCTCAACTGGGTAATTGCCATCCCTTTTTTTAACAATTCGAGGCTTGGGAACTTTGGATTCCCTAATCGCCCCCATGCCTCGGCTTGCCATCATAGGATTCGTCCTTTCGTTTTGCCTTTTTTGGCAATGCCGTCAGCAGCCTTTACATAACCGCCCTTGCGGTAGTTGGTCATGCCCTCACCAAACTTAGCTTTAGTCGGCTTGCCCGGTAAATTGACAGGCTTGGACTTATCGCCGGGTTTGCCGGGAAGGGTGACTGGTTTACCAAAGATGCCAGTTTCCATGTTGTCCTGATTCTTTTTATTCTTGGCATCCAGCTTGGCTTGCTCTACATCTAATGGAGTGACTGCCATGATCAATACACCTTACATTTGGTTTTGCCGCGTTTGGCAATGCCGTCAGCTCGACTAGAAGCAGAAACTTTACCGCCTTTTTTGTAGCCTTCTTTTTTCATCATTGCTTTCGGGTCAAGGTCTGCGCCCAACTGCATTTCGCGGGTATCCGATACACCTGCGCCACCACTACCACCGCCAAAGCCTTTAAATGATGTTATTGGTTTTTTTAATGTTTTTGGAATACCTTCAGGTCTTTGCACTCCTACATTAACTGCTGTCATAGGATTACCAGATCTATCAACCGTAGAGCTTGATTGCCTTCTGGTTTTAGCACCTTTTACGCCATCATCTCCAGCAAATCTTGCTGTATTTCTCTCATACAAATCATTGTAGTTTTGGTTTTCATATTTAGCCATTAGCAGATCCTTCCCTTGGTCTTACCGCGCTTGGCAATGCCGTCAGCGCGGGTAGATGCACTGCTGACCTTGCCCCCAGATGCATATTTCTTAACTGGCTTGGCTTTGACCTTACCGCCCTTTTTCATAGGACCCTGCTCAAACCCTGCTCTGCCTGTAAACATGGGGTCTATTTCTTGGATGTACTTGCCAGCCCTGCCACCATATCTTTCTGCTTCACGGGAAGCTTCTCCTGCCCCAGCTTCGGCATCTTGCATTTCACGCAATCCTCGTTTATTTAAAGCTGCTGCGCCAAGACCTAGCCCAGCAAGACCTAACAATGGCAATGCAGCATCAGAGCCAGAAGAAACTTTCTGACCAGCCCTGTTCCTAGCATCCATCGTTTCTTTAATTGGAGTGCCAGCGCGTGTACGAGCAACACTGCGAAGCTCGGATGTCTTTGGAGCCTTTAAACCTTCCATGCGACGCTGTGCAATACCTTTTTCGTCCGTGCCAAAACCACTTGCACCAGTACTAATATTGATTGGTTTTTTGTCTTGTTTTGCAACAGGACGAGGACGAGGACGCGGGGTAACTTTAGGACCCTCTACACCGGGAGATACACCACCTTCTCCAGTTCCCTGTGCGGTCAAAGCACCACGCAAACCAACTGGCATGGAAACTTCTGGGGTATCAGGGGTGGGTTTGGGAAGCATTGGACCACCAAAACCCGGAACACCACGACCAGAATCCGTGGTCTTTATTTCGCCTACAGGAATACTCTTAGTACGTTCAGCAAGACCACGACCAGCACCAAAACGCTTATAAGCCTCAGATTTTGGGTCGTCAATGTTACCCATGCGGAGGCGATCCAATAACCCAACCTTGTCATCTTTTGATGCCTTCAAACCTTCTTCTTTAAGTTTGCTGATGTCGTCTTCAGAAGTTCCACCGGCGTATTTCTTGACCTTTTTCATGGCAACTCCTTTTAGCACTTACCGCCGTATGCCATCTTGATGTCTTTGCCCTTGGTTTTGCCCTTCTTGGCAATGCCATCTGCCGATTTATGCCCAGAGGTTAGACCGCCAGAAGCCATCTTCTTGACCTTGCCCTTCATCTCAGATTCTTCATGTTTGATCATGGATGCAGGAGCGCCTTTCTTTTTCATGAACGACACTTCCTTCTTGACCATTGCTTTTGACTCTTTCATTTCGCCTCCTTTGGCTTTCTTGGAAAGGCCCGCCTCGGAAAGACCTATGGCAATAGCCTGTTTGGGGTTGGTGACCTTTTGACCCGAAGAGGATTTCAGATCACCACGTTTAAACTCTTTCATCACGGTACGAACTTTATCCATTACCTCTCTCCATCAATCTATCTAGCTTTGCATCAAGCCGGTCTAGGCGGTCTAGAACCCGATTGATGTCTGCATGGACCTCAACCTTCGTGACATATTCTTTCGCCACCTCTTCGCGGGTGCGATTCAACAGGATCTGGAGTCTTTGAAGTTCTTCCTTCTGAGATTCCAGTTCCTTGTCTTTGATTCTCCAACCCCATCCGATCAATGCCAAAATGACCGTGATGGCGGTGTTCCATAAAACCATTTCCATTTAACAGTTCCACGCTCTTAAAGATTTGTTAATCCGGCTGTTAGGATCGTTCGCTGTCTTTGAGCTTGTCAGTTTCTTTTTCATACCTGACATTCGAGCGCAGAACGATGCCTTGCGACCAGCGGATTCTTTGGTCTTGGGGTGAGGGGCGGGGGGCTTGAGATTCATCCCCTGCTTCTTTGCTGAAGCGCGACCTTTCGCGTTCAGACCACCCTTCGGATTCTTGCCTTCTGATCTTTGCCATGCTGGAGTCTTAGCCATTTGCCACCTTCTTTTGTAGAAGTAGTGTCTCTTCAATCATGGGTTGAAGGACTTGTTTACCAAAATGCCCCGTAAACTCTGTGTTTCCAAAATGACCTAGATTGATCTCCGGGTCTACATAGATCTTGAATCCTGCCTCTGTTACACGATCACAGAACAGGTAGTCCTCGCCCATGTATCCCTCTGGCGTTACCTTGAAATCAAATAAGGCATAGTGATGCTTGTTTTCTACATTGACCCAGTATTTCCATTCCGGGTGGTCTTTGATTAGCTTCTCGATAACATGTCTGCGTATAAACATGAATCCTGTGCCAATCCGCTCTACCCGCAGAAGACCGTTTTCCGTCAGTTCTACGCCGCCATGCTCGTTGTAATAGATGTCGGTAAAGAACTTCTGGTCTGCCGCTCTTCGAGGATAAGACCCGCACAGGACATCCCGGTCTGACCCAAGAGCCATAATCCGGAGAACGTCCTGATGTTTGAAATGAATATCCGAGTCAATAAACAACATCTCTGTGCAATCAGACTCCATGAACTGATTGACCAGAGAATTCCTAGCACGGGTGATGATTGAGCTACCTGATAGGTGACCCAAGTGGATAGAAAACTTGTGCTTTAGAGAAGCCAGAGCAAGCTGTGGCAATTCATATGCAGAATGTATGCATATACGTCCGTCATATGCCGGAATGGCAACAAACAGACTTCTCCCCGCCAGCACAAATTTCTTTTCCTCAACCATAGAAGGCAACTCCTGCGACTGCTGCGCTGTTGGTAATCACCAGACTTGTTTGCACAAGCACACCCTCACCGGGGAGCAGAACATAATTGGATTCTGCGCCGCCGATATTCAGGGTAAACAGGGTCGTAGCGTTGTCTTTGACCGCAATGGTTCCCGCGCCAGTTGCGCTATACCACAGCCCCTTTAAACGGGTACGCCCGTTGTAAGCCGTGGTAGAGCCATTTGCCGCACAGGTTGCGCCTTTAACGTCTGTTTGCATCATGGCGATGCCTCCTTATTAGACGTTTTGCTGACCGAGGTACGGATCGGTGACGTAGTACAGGATCTGACCACTGATCGAACCACCGGTTGGCGCGTCGCCAGTTGTGCCGCCGCCAGTAATTTTTACCATCTGGGTAGAGGAAATAACCGTGTTAAGGTCATCGCCTGCCGTAGCAGATGCAAAATTAATAACTAGCTTGCCAGTGGTAGCAACAGCAGCAGCAACCAGACCGTTATCGTCAGACTGAGCAGTGTTGGTATAACCGATCCAGCCCATATCAAAGGTGGGGGTCGTGCCGCCAGTAGCTGCACATAGAGCGTTAATTTGAACAACAACAGCGCCAACCGGAAGAATTACCGGGGCTGTATTGCTCGAAGAAACTTGAACCGCAACGCTGTTTGCGGATGCGCCCGAAATGTAAAATTCGGCAACCATCAGACCGGTGCCGCAATATGCGGTACGGGTTTGATCGCCGCCACCCGAACGCCAGATGGATTGGGTAGTAGAGACTGCCATGTTGTCCTCTCATGCGAGTTAGGTGTAAGCGATCTGCATGACGTTAGCCGGGTCTATTCGCAAACACCTGTTTAAACCCCGGAATTACTACTTTATATACCAGAAAAAAGGGGGCGTAAAGCCCCCCTTTCCTTAGGCTCCGGGAGAGCCAAAGATGCCCAGCGGGTCGGATACGCCAAAGCTATAACGCTCACGAGCCTTATAACGGACGTTACCGGTGTCAAAGTCACCGTCCATACCGGTTTGCATCGGGGTACGAACAAAGTGCTTCAGACCGTTGGGGACATCAGTCATCAGGAACCAAGCGTTCGTGTCAGTCAGGTAGTGATTGACGCGATAGCCTTCCGGCACAGAGCCGTTGTTCTTGATTGCGTTGATGTCGTTGTCGTTGGTGCCGGCACGCAGTTCTGTTTCCAGCAGACGGGTCGCAACGAACTGAAGTGCCGGTGGCACAATCAGTTTCTTGGGACGCGCTGCGATCAGCAGACCACGTTCGTCAGTCCAAGCTGCGATCTGGATAACAGCATTTTCCAGCGAGGTCTCGTTCAGGTCAGCGCCTGTTGTCGGACGGTTGCTGTTGGTGCCACCAGAGATCAGCGGGTGAGCCGTGTTACACAGGGTCACGCCGTCGCCATAGGTAACTGCGGTGTTGAACGCATTGTTCAGCACGTAAGCTGCCTTGACTTGCTTGGTGTAAGCCATAGCGCGAGCCAGTGCTTTGGTGTAACGCTGCGACAGAGAGTCATAGAGGTTATCCTCAATTGCCTCTTCGGTCAGCGAGAAACCAAGAACGATGGTCTCGTGGTTGTATCGAGCAGACCAAGCTTCCTGCGCATTGTCGTATGCCATTGCGCTGCCCTCGTTTTTAACGGGAGCGGCACTAAAGCCAGACAGCTTGGCTTCCTCTTCAAAGCTACGCTCCGAAGTTTCGGTTTCGTAGATCTCTTTATGCTCTTCGCCATAGGTCTTGTACTCCAGACCGAACAGTGCGTTCAGACCGGGCAGAAGTTCCTTGAGCATTTGTGCGCGTGAAATTGCCATGATTTACTCTCCTTATACACCAGTGGTGCTGTTGTACTGGTGAGTATTGATCTTGACGATCAATTCCACAAACGCATCCGCGCTAAGGGCAGTGCCGGGAACAACGTCGATAACACGCACCGGAAGGGTGTTGGTGGTAGCGTCGCTGCCAGACAGTACTGCAACCTTAGAGTCACCAGTTGTTGTCGAACCAGTATTCTGGACCAGTGCCATGTTTGAACCGACTACAGCACGGCTCACACCAGTGGTGGTCACAGTAGTGCCAGACGAAACAACAGCAACTTTGAATGCAGCCATTGGGTCATCAATAACGTAACCCAGAGCAGCGTTAGAGCTAGTTGCTGACGATGCTGGGTAATACTGACCCTCAACAGGCTGACCAGAAGAGTTGACATAAGCACAACCGACCAGAACGCCGCAAGGAGTTGCATTGTCCGTGCCGGTATCGGCAACCAGATAGCCATTGCTGATCTTTACGGTATCGCCATAGAAAATGGCGGTAGCGTAGTTAGTTGCAATAGGAATCTGGCGAATCTGACCCGCATACGGCAAACCGTCAATACGATTGACAGCTTGTAGACCGTAAGGCGAGCTTACAGTGGGATAAGCCATTTGTTGCTCCTAAAAATTAACTAGATCTACCGAAAGTGACCTTTGAACGCTTCTCACTGAAGAGAGGCATCGCAGGATTACTTTCACGCATAAAGTTGTTGTCCACCGACTCCATAAACGCTTGCGTTTGTTCGACAAAGTGAGCGTTACGTTGTTCGACGAATTCAACAGGGGTTTTGCAAAGAAGCAGACCACCAATCTGGATGCCATCGGGAAAACGATTATCCGTTGACTTCAAGTGCATCATTCTTGGTTGTGTATGCGACTTTACAGGTTCCCAACCCTCGCGAAATTTGGAAGAAATGTTAACGGGATCATCACGATTGAGCGTGCTGATACGAATCCAGCGGAAGGCATAGCCATCCTCAGGATCAGGTTCCGGAAGCAGTTGAGGTGGGGTCCAACGCTTGGGCCTCAGGTCTTTTTCTTCACGGCTCTCAGTGTTACGTTTCTCTCGTTTTTGATCATCCATTTTGACTTCTCCTTAATCTCGCAGCCTCACGAGCGTATTGTTCCAGCGGAACTCCAAGCCGCTTGGCGATGTTGACTTCAGACGGCGTAAGCGTGATCTTCTTTGGCGCAACGCTACGTGTTGCTGAAGCAACGACATTTGATTTTGTAGGGCGCTGAGTAGGCGCATCAGCGGGTTCCTCGGACTCAAATTTATCCGGGAACACTTGGCGTAACCTAGCATTTAAGCGTCGGTAGTACTCGTCACTTTGAGGGTCAACGTAGTCGTCGTTAACAAGTTTGTCATGCACAGCTAGGGCAAACGCGGTCATTTCCTTGTCTTTACCCCACCAGTGAATGTTTCGCTGTTTCCACCTTTCGGCTTTCTCATCGACTTCTTCTGGCTTCTGTGCAACCGTTGGGAAACTTTCTTCCGGCTCCTGTTCAGGGGCTGGTTTAAAGTTACTCAGTCGTTCGGCTTTAAAC